AAGCTGGGAAAGTATTAAGTGAAAAAAATAGAAATTTAGTAAAATCTGTAATTGATAATATAGAAGAATTAAATGATGTAACTAAAAATATTATTGACCCATTAAAACAACTGATAGAAGCAACAGAAGTTGATAAAGGGCAAAAGGTCGATGCCGAAAATCAATTAAGTAATAAAACAATTTTGATGATTAGGCGTAATGCAAAAAAAATAGATAAAATAAACGAAACGACTTTAAAAATAATTAAAAATAATTAAATATATGAATGAAAAAAAAGAAGTTCAAGAAGTTGATGAAAATCAATTGAAAGAATACATTAATGAAGGCATTAATGAAAGCGACATGGCAAAAGACATGGTTGCAATAAAATCAGAAATCGAAACATTAAAAACACGCAAAATAGATGCTTCAAATGAAGAAAGTGCAGAATTAACAAAGAAATTTGTTAAAGATTTAATTGATGGAAATGATGCTCAATTAAAAACAATAGGCACAGGAGATGCATCTTTTGGTTATAGTGTACCAACTGCTTTGGCAAATGCAGTACACGAATTAAAAGATAAAATTGCTAAAATTCGTTCAAGAGCTTTCGTGTTTAAAATGGCCGGAAAATTTGATTTACCAACAGAAGAAACTGCTTGTACTGCTTATTGGGTAACCACAGAAGCAGATGCAGATATCACAGAAAGCAACCCAACATTAACAAAATCAAGTCTTGATGATTGGTATTTAGCTGTTAGAGTACGTGTACCTTATAAATTAATTAGTACTTCTGGTGTAAATGTACAAAATTACATTTCAAAATTAGCTTCAAGAAAGTTAGTTAGTACAGAAGAAACTGCTTTTGTAGGTGGAGATGGCTCAAGCAAACCAACTGGTTTTAGACAATCAAGCGTTGGATCTATTACTCAAGCAGGATCAGCTTTAGTTTATGATGATGTTATAAATTTAGTATTCTCTTTACCAGAACAATATCGTGATAATGCTGTTGTGATGACAAGTACTTTAGGTATGAAAGCTTTAATGAAAATTAAAGATGATAATGGAGTACCAATTTTTGTTTATGGTGGTAAATTGTTTGGTAAGTATGAAGTACTAGAAGTAACAGATATCCCAGAAAATCTTGGAACTTCAGCAGATACAACAGAAATGTGGATCGGCGATTTACAAGAATATTGGATTAAAGATGGCGAGGGTATGCTTGCAGAAACTCGTAAAGTTGAGGGTAGATTACAAGTTGATATGTACTTGTATGAAGCTGTTGATGGCGTTGTAGTAAATACAGATGCTTTCAAAAAAATGACTTTAGTCAAATAAATAAAGCATTTATAAGACGTTTATATACCACCACCAAACTTTATTTTGGTGGTGGCAATAAGCGAATTAAAACTCAAAATATGTTAGTAGTAAAATTTATACGTGGTTATAAAAATTATGTTATAGGAGATATAGCTGGTTTTAAAAAACAAGAAGCAGAATTTTTTGTTAGCAAAAATTATGCAGAAATTCTTGGTAAAGTTGAAGATGTAGTTGAAGCTCCAACTTTAAAAGTAAAATCAAAGTTTATTTTTGGAAAAAAAATGCCAAAATTAAGCGATCTTATTTGCCCTATTTGTGGAAAATCTTGTATTACAAAAAGAAGTAAAAAACAACACCTATGGGAAATACACCAATTAAAAAAATAATTTATATAGGCAATTTTTCTGTACACTTTACAACAGAAAATCACATTAAAAAAAGTTTTGAAAAATTAGGCTGGGAAGTAGATATAATACAAGAAGATTTAATGACAGAAAAAACAATACCAGAAATATTGTCAAAACAAAATAATTATTCTTTTTTACTATACACTAGAACTTGGGCGCGTACCGGTTTATTATATGGTAAACTTCTTAAAGAAATTAAAATACCAACTGTTAGCTTTCATCTTGATTTATATATAGGTTTGCAAAGAGGAAAAGAAATTAAAGAAGATACATTTTTTAAAAGTGATTTTGTATTTTCGGCAGATTGTGGCCACCAAAAAGAATTTAAAAAATTAGGTATTAATCATATCGGATTATCGGCCGGAGTACTAGACGAAAGTTGTTTTTTGGGAGAAAAAAAATGGGATTATGATGTTATATTTGTTGGAAGCGAAAAATATCACACAGAATGGGGTTATAGGCCTTATTTAATTAATTGGTTGCGCGAAAATTATGGAGTTAGATTTGAAATGTTACCAAACAAGAATTTTAATTGTATTCGCGGTAATGATCTGAATGATTTATATAATAGCGCTAAAGTAATTGTTGGCGATAGTACATATAGTCCACATTATTGGAGTGATAGAATACCAGAGACAATTGGGCGAGGAGGATTTTTAATACACCCATACACAGATGGTATTGAAAAAGAATTTGAATTGTATAAAGATTTTGTACCATATAATTATGGAGATATGAAGCAATTAAAAATGCTTATAGATTATTATTTAGATCATAAAGAAGAAAGAGATGCTATTAGAATGCATGGTTTGGAAACTGTTAAGAAAAATCACACATATTTAAATAAAGTGCAATTCATTATAGATTATTTAAATTTATGAAATTATCAATTTGCGCAATAGGATTAAATGAAGCAGAACACATAGAATTTTGGTATAAAAATCACAAAGATTTTGCCGATGAAATGATTTATATTGATACTGGTAGTTATGATGGTACTCAAGAAATTGCTAAAAAATTACCAATAAAATATTATGAAGCTAAATGGTTACATAGTTTTGCCGATGCTAAAAATTTTGCGTTAAGAGCATGCACAGGAGATTGGATATTACAACTCAATCCGGATTTATGGATCCACCCAGATAACTTTCAAAAAATAAAGGATCAGATGACAGATGATATTGTGGCGATAGCAATGCCATCAAAATCAAGTAGAGATTTTGCAGTTTATGAAGCTTCACAAGAAGTTTTAAATGATATACCACCAGAAAAAATAATGCAGTTAACTAATTGCTGTCTATTTAGAAATTATCCGGATATTTATTATAGACACAGAGTACACGAGAATGCGAATGAAAGTATTATTGAAAATTATGGTAGAGATAAAATAAAGATTATAAAACAGGTTAGAAATCATCATACTTCAGATAAAGTTTATAATAACAAAGAAAAAGTGAGATATTTTTGGTTTTTGGAAGATTATGGAGCAATTGAAAGAAAGTTTTGGGAACATGCTCAAATATTAAGAAAAAATTGTTATGATAACGAACTCTAATTATCAAGATAGGTACTTGCAACATCAAGAAAATAAAAAAGCTACTATACAAGCTGGAGTTTATAACTTAAAAAAAAAAATAACAAATAATTTTGATACTATAATTAATGAAAGAAAAAGCGACAGGATATATTCGGAAGAAAAAATAACAAAAAAACAATTAAATTTATTAGAAAAATTAAGTAATAATGCTCCATCTAGTTGCAACAGACAGGGAGTTTACATAAAAACTATTAATAAACCGGAAGAATTAGATAATTTTTTAGTAGGTGGAAAAGGTTGGATAGGGAAAGCTAGCGCAGTAATGTTATTTTTTGCAGATATGGAAGCTTATAAAAGCCCAAATGAAGTTTTATTTATGCCTTTTTTAGATGCTGGAGTAAAAGCAATGTTTGTTAGTTTAATTGCAGAAAGCATGGGAATAAAAAATTGTATTGTCAATCCAAATATTAGGCCAGAAAATGAATTAGGTTTTAGGAGAATGTATAATACTAAAGGACACAAATTTTGTATAGCTTTATCTTTAGGTTTATGAGAATAGGATTTATTGCAAGAATTGATCGCGGTGGATTGGCAGTTGAAAGTCAAGAATTTGTTGATCATATAAAACCAGATAAAATAATGGCCATAAAAATTGGGGATATGGAACAGGACGAAAAGATGTTTGATAATGCAGTTATAATTGATGGTGTACCTTGCAAAAATGACATTTTAAGCTTTATTAAGGATATAGATGTACTTTTTAGCATAGAAACCTTTTATACACCAGAAATGACGAGAATTTGCCGAGAAAGAGGTGTTAAGACTATACTTCGCATTAATTATGAGTGGTTTGAAGATAACATGGGTAAACCAGACTTAATTTTAACTCCAACTCTATGGAATTGGGAAAATATACCAGATCCAAAAATTTATATACCATACCCTATAAATAGAAAAGTTTTACCATTCAAAGAAAGAAAAATTGCTAAAAGATTTATTCATATAGCTGGAAATATGCGTGCTGGATATGATCGTAATGGAACACTAGAATTTTTAAAAGCTATACCAATGATAAAAAATCAAGATATTAAAATAATAATTAGAAGTCAAGTACCTTTTGAAAAAATAAAAGATAAAAGAGTAAAAGTTATAACAAAAGATTATAAAAATTATTGGGAAATTTGGAAAGACGATGTAGATGTTTTAGTAAGTCCGAGAAAATATGCTGGTCAATCTTTGCCTTTGAATGAAGCAATGAGTCGGGGGGTAGTGCCAATAATGCCAAAAATTCCGCCACAACAAGCCTTTTTACCAGATAAGCTTTTGATTAAAGTCTCAAGTATTGATAAAATAAAGGTAAAGCAGGAAATTGAAATCGCAACAATTTTGCCAATTGATATAGCAAAAAAGATTGATGAATTAGCCATGACAGATATTAGTGAATATTCAATAAATTGTAATGAGATAGCGCAAAATTGGAGTTGGGAAAATTTATTACCAAAATATAAAGAAATTTTTAAAAATATATGTTGTCAACAATAGCAAAAGTTAAAACTCACATCGGTTTATCTGGCACAACTTATGATACAACTTTAACTCAAATTTTAACTGGAGTTGATAGTTTTATTAAAAAAATTCTTGGAAGAAATGTTGAGGAAGCAGATTATGAAGATGAAATTTATGATGGAGATTGTGTCTTTATACAATTAAAAGACAAACCTTTATCAACAGAAGATTTTACTTTTGAATATAATAAAGGAGATAGTGAAACACCAGATTGGGCTACTGTACCGCGCGATGATTATGAATTTTATGAAGAAAGTGGTGCTATATATATGAATAATGTTTATAGTGGAAGAAAAATATTTAGAATAAGTTATACTGCCGGTAGTGATATACCGGAAGATTTAGAAATGTTGGCAATAAGATTAACAGCAAAAATTTATAATAAAAGAAAAAGTGAGGGTACAAGTAATGAAAGTTTAGAAAATTTAAGTTTTGGTTGGCAGGATTTATTAAGTCCAGAAGATAAAATAATTATCGAAAATCACAAGCTTAAATTTTTTGTTTAATATGCGAATATTTTTTAATAAAACCTATACTCTTAAAAGATTAACAGATAGTAATGATAAAGAAAGTTATACACAAATTGGAAGTATTGAGGGTGGTATATATTCTTTATCTTCAGATGATATAATTTTGAGTGAGGGGGATCCAGTAACTGGTGCGGTACTTTATGTTGACAATGATGTTGATATTAAAGTTACAGATAAAGTTATTGATGAAAATAGCAATGAATGGATAGTAAAATCAGTTAAAAATCCAAATGCAGTTGTTGGTTATTCTTATAAAAGATGCATTATAAATTTGCCAAATAGTTAAAATATGAGTTTTCAAATAGAAATTAAAGGTTTGGATACGTTGAGAAAGAAATTTGCACAAGCTCCAAAAACCTTTGAGCCTATATTGAAAAATGGTATTGTGGATAGCGCAAAAGTTATTGTAAGAAATGAAATAACAGAAGCTCCGGTTAAAACAGGTAATTTAAGAAGAAGTATTTTATTTAAATATAGTCCAATACAAGCTATTATAAAACCAAATTCAGAATATGCTTATTGGGTACATGAGGGGACAGGTATTTATGCTGGCAAAGGAATGATAAGGCCTAAAAATGCAAAAGTTTTGGCTTGGAGATCTGGAGGACAATGGGTTTTTGCTAAAGCAGTAAGTGGCCAAAAGCCAAATAGATTTGTTGAAAGAGCATGGAAAAAAAGTGAAAGTCCAATAAAAAGAATTTTTGATAAAATGTTAAAAGATGTCGTTGGAAAATTATGAGTACACAATATAAAACAATTAAAGCAAAAATAAAAACAGAACTTGAAACTATAACAGAAATAAAAACTGTTTATGATTATAAAAAAGGAGATCTAAATGGTTATCCAGTTGCTTGTATAGAAGAAATGAATGGTAACAGTGAACAATTGAGTGTTGCAACAGCATATAGAACAATGATTTTTTCAATTAAAATATATCAAGAAATGGAAAAATCTGGAGTTGGAACTTCAGAAGCAGAAGATAGAATAACAACAATAATTGATAAATTATGGGATTTATTTGATAATGATTGGAAACTTGATTGTAATGTAGATGATGCTTTCATAAATAGAATATCAACTGGTTGGGACGATAGAGAAATAAGTATGCGTATTGTTGAATTAGAATTAACAATTAAAAAAACTTATGAATTAACCTAAAAAATATGCTTAAACAAGGCGAAGATAAAAGTTTAAAACTGAATAAACCAATTAAAAATTTTGGAAATGAAATTTTAAAAAGATACTATTTTCATGGAGAGGGTAAATACATACCACAAAATATAATTGCAAAAGACTTAAAAGAAGCAACAAAAATCTGGGAAAAATCAAAAATAATTAAATAATTAATATCTATAAAAATATGACACAAAAAGGTATAGGCAGACAAATACAATTTGGTATTGCCAAAGAAAGCGTGAGAGGTACAGCAGAAGCCACTGCTAGTTATTGGCTTGATACTTTAGATTTAGATTTTGATGAAAAATTTAATAAAGTAGTAGAGGAACAAACAGAGGGTGTTATTGAAGATAGCACAGGTTTGCAAACTGTACAAAGATGGGTAGAGGGTAGTTTTAGAGCTTATATTGATGATATAAGTATGCCATTAATTTTACAATCTTTATTGGGTAGTTTATCTTCTGGCGCACATTCAGGAGAAAGTGCAGTTTATGATCATGATATTACAGTTGCTCAATCAGCACAACATCAATCATTAAGTATGTTTTTAAATGATCCTTTAAGTGGTCAAGATTATAAACATGCTCTTGGTGTTGTTACTGGATTAGAAATTGCTTTTGAGCATGCTAAAATTCTTGATTTAACCGCAACAGTAATGAGCAAAAAAGGAGAAGTAGCAACACTATCTCCAGCAAATACTTCTGTAAAAAGATTTTTACCAAAACATTGTCAAGTTAAATTAGCGACAAATTTAGCTGGCTTGTCAGTAGCAAGTGTTTTACCAGTAAATGTTTTAAACTTATCAATTAATCAAAATACAGAGCCAGATTATATTTTAGGCAATGAAGATCCAAATGATTTCTATAATAAGCAAATGACAATTGAGGGTAGTTTACAAATTAATTGGGATAGTGAAGATTATCGCGATTATATCGTAAATGGAGATAACAAAGCTTTACAGATAGATTTAACACATAGTGATACAATCGGATCAGCTTCAAACCCAGAAATTAGAATTAGACTTGCAAAGGTAAATTTTAGTGAATTAGCAAGAGATTTAAGCCAGAACGAAATTGTTAAACAAACACTAAACTTCAAAGCACATTATTCTGTTTCAGATGGGGAAATGATTGATGCTTTAGTTGTTAACACAGTTGCTAGTTATTAAAGGTATAATGCCTTAAAAGGCTTATTACTAACATATATTGGCGGAGGGAGTCCGGTGTTGGCTCCCTCCAAAGATAATTAAATAAAAATTTTATGGAAAGAGAAACAAAAAAAATAGTATTACCACAAAGCAAATTAGAAGTAGAAATTGTAACTTATTTAACATGGGGAGAAAAAGAAAAAGTACAAGATGTTATAATGAGTGGCGCGAATATTGAAGATGCAAAAAATGGTAAAATTGGTTTTGATACTGGGGCAGTATTAAAAAGCAAATATGCCTTATTAGAAATAGCAGTAAAATCAATTAAAAATGGAGATGAAAATATAAATTATTCAAAAGATTGGATTGATAATTTATCTTCAGAAGATGGGGATTATTTAATGAATGAATTAGACGAGATTGGAAAAAAAAAATAATTGATAGAGGAGATGCAATTTTAGAAATTAAAGGACAAAAAAGCAGAAGTAAAGAAACAGTTTTTTTTATATTATCAAAGCAGTTTGGTTGGACTCCAAATGAAATAAGAGATATGAATATTAATGATATAGAAAATTATTTAATTTTATTAGAAGCAAGCAATAAATAAATATGGCCAGTAAAGAAGAATTACAAATACTTTTAACCATGAAAGATAATGCCACTAAAGAATTGCAAAAAGTTGATAAGCAAATAGGTGGTATGAGTAAAAGTTTTACCAATTTAGCTTCAATTGCAAAAACAGTTGCGGTTGGAATTGTTGCTATTGGTACAACCGCAGTTGTGGCCGGAATGAAAGCAATAAAAGCTTTTCAAGAAAGTGAAAGAGCGGAAGCAAGATTGGAACAAATTGCTACTCAAGTAACTCACGCGACAGAAGAACAAATAGAGAGTTTTAAAAAATTGGCTGGAGAATTACAAAAAGTTGGTGTTGTCGAAGATGACGTTGTAAAAGCTGGTCAATCACAACTTGCTTCTTTTGCAAAAAATGCCGATACTGTTTCACAATTAACAGATGATTTGGCAGATTTAGCAGTTGCTCAATATGGAGTAAACGTCAATCAAGATCAAGCAATACAAACTGCAAATTTATTGGGTAAAGC